CAGTTCTACTCTTGCACCCGGTCCGGATGTATCAAGATTAACTGTTTTTTCTTCTTTGTCTGGCATAGTTCCTCCTATGATTGTTAAAATTCGTGGAATATATCTTCAGGGTTTTCCACGGTCGCTAAAACTTCATCATCGTTAAGAAGTCTTATCTCACCCCCATCTATTTTAATTCGTGATCCTGCATATCTTGCAAAGATAATCCAATCACCTTTCTTGCACCATGGACCTTCTGGGTATCTTTCTTTGTCATAGCAGTGCGGGCCCATAGATAATACTAAACCACAAGTTGATGCTACTTGTGATCGTTCTATTGTATCGTCTGCTAAAATAATTCCACCACTAGTTTTTTCTTTTTGTTTAAAAGGTAAAACTAAAATTCTCCAACCTGTTGGATTTGGTAGTTTTGAAGATTCGTTAATTTCTTTTTTCTTAGTTGGTTTTACACCTACTAATTCTTTATTCGGTAACTCAATCTTTGGTTTTTGAGTTGATGTTGATGACTGTTCCGTCTTGTTCATTTTGCTCCTTTTTATTTAGCAGGGTGGATATTTCCTGATTTAAATATTGATACGTTCGTATCTGTCCCAACATATACTGGTATTTTTCCATATTGTCAACACCACCAGACGCCATTGCCGATACTACATCATCATGTCTCATTTTAATTATTTTTTTTATTTTTTCTATAAATGTCATTTCGTCCATTATTTCTTTTTCCTTTTCTTTGGTTTACTTATTTTACTACCATATTTTTTAGTCCATTTTTTAGCTATGGCAGGTTCGTTTTTGTATAGATAACGTC